AAAGATATTTCCACCAAGGAAGTCAGTGATGTGAGGTAGTACTGTGGTCGTTTTGACGTGAGAGATTTGCTGGAGTCCACTAGTTGTGTAAGCATAATGGGCACCATTGTTCTGATCCCGAGTAACTTGCTTGGCATCTGCAACTCCACCTGATCCCAGGATACTCTTGAAGGTCCAAGGGAATTCCTCGTTCCCTGAGTAGGTCACAGAGACAGCGTTCCCCTCAGTATAAATGATGAATCCTAGATTGGTTGCCCTGACTGTGATAATCCTCCCTGCCGCTTCCTGCACAGAGCCACCGCCGGCGCCGCTGACATCAGAAGGTACGAAGTCCTCAACATCTACCACAGATGACCAAGCTACAGCATCAGGCTTCCAGGCAAAGAGGTAGCCATTGCTGGATGCCAGACCTATAATCTCAGAGACATCCAGGCCATCTAGGGTCCTAGTGAGGATCATATCAATGGTGTCATCGTAGAAGAATGCACCCACACCTGAGAGGAAGATGTAAGTCACACCATTCACGTTAGCTGTGGTCATCACAGTTCCGTCTGGGATGGTTGGCTGACCCCCTGTTATTTGCCTCCAGTTAAGGAAGTCAACATCGACCACATAAAGGAAGTTATCCCCAGAGGTTATGTCCTTCCCAATTGCCATATAGGAACGGAACCCAGTGGGCGTTGGGTTGATTGTGCCCCTAGTTGCGAAGACAAGTTGCGCTTCATCGAAGACAGTGGCATCCTCAGGGGCAGCAAATACATTCTGATAATTGATTGTCTGGAACCCATAAGTCGAGGGCATGATGTTATGGGCGTAGAATGCAGTTGGTACTCCCCGGTCAGTGGGCACCTGACCATCAGTAGATACAGAAGGGAAGAAGACTTGGTCCCCCCTGGTATCTATGACAGTTGGCGCCTGCAAGGATGAGAGCAGAGGGAAAGTCATGCTCTGCAAGTTCCCCCGGAATGGTGTCTGTGCCATGGTAGACTCCTCAAGCAGTGAAGACGAATTTATATCTGACCCCAACTTCTACCAGTGCGATCATTGGAGAGTCTCCAAAAAGATCCTCCTCGTACCTTGCAACTGCACCAGCAGGCACAAAGTAGCAAGCTTCCTGCACAGTAGAGAATCCAATGTCTGAAGCAGGTGGGTCATTAAACATATCTCGCAAGTTAATGAAGACTTCCCCACGATAGATGATATCTGGCCAGCCTTCCTTCCTAACTGTGAAGTCCAGGCGGACAAACTCAGTGTGGAGTTTCTCAAGAATCCTGGCACCTCCATGAACCAGCTCAGGAGTGGCGGGATTAAAGCTGACGAAGAGTCCTTGCCCAGCATTGAATACAACATCCAGAGATGGGATAAAGCTAAACCCAGCAGACCAAGAGCGCCGACTCGGATAGCATACATCATCATAGGGATCTCCGAAGAGGCAGTCATGGTAGTCTTCAATTACTAGAGGGTAGTGGGTACCTCCCTCAATCGGCCCAAATACTCCAACGATTTCATACTCCTGCCTCAAGCAAGGAATCCGTATGTCAATTGGATCCGGGAAGACCGGGGGTAGCGGGCACCTGTAATAGAAGTCATACTCTGGAGGTTCCAGTGGCTCCGAAGTTCTCTTCCCTTGGACTCCTGTCATGAGCTTGATTGTTCTGATCCCAGAGAACAAGTCCGTGATTACCTGGGTATCAAACCAGCCCTCACTGAAGAAGTAGTAGTGATTATTTACGTCTTCCTTAGTGAGGATATCCTTATACTCCCCGTTGCTGATACTAGAGAATACTCGGCCCGGAGTCAGAGTCAGCATGCTAGTAGAGTAGAGCCAGCCATCTCCTGTCTGCTCTGCAAACTGTTCATACCCCCCAGCTTGGTAGACTGGGATCTCAGCTTCAGTCAGGTCGCGCAAGTTAGTTGCATTACCTCCCTCTGCTGGCTCTGGGTCAGAACCTTCAAGGAAAAGATCAGAAGGCTGGAAGACTCCATCCCAAGAACAGGTCCACCGAACTGGTTGGTTGTATGCTTCCCAGTAGAAGTCAAAGAGGTTATAATCTGACCAGTCAATCCCTGGGATCTCCTCCTTCTCTATGATTGGATAAATCTGGTAAGATGTCATGAGGAACTTATACGGATTGGATGGAATCCCCACCACATCAGAGTACCGATTCATTTCAATCTTAGCAACCTGGAGAGCATAGGATCCCCACAGAACCTTCCCAAGCTCCGGATATTGATCTGTGTCAAAGTTAGCCAGGATATTTATAGCCTGACCGAAGAAGGCACCACCCCACCAGGAGCCAACCAGCTCATTGGCATCCATGAGATCCTTACTGAACCCAGTGCCTACTTCCCCAGCCGCTAGGTTAGGGTAGGGCCGGTTCGCCTCCAGCATGGTATCTGCACCAACGATGGTAGCAGGGTAGAGGATCCGCTTAGTTGGCTCAGACGGAGAGAACTCCTCAGGGTTAAGCATATCAGTCGGCTCGAAGTACCGAGTCGTGATTGGTGGTGGCAGGCGGTTAGTTCCAGGGTAGGTCACACCTGATACTATATCTCCAACCCAGTGGTCCATACTAAACACCCCACGCTGATAGCACATTGGGAGGTGAATGTTTGTAAGAGTGTCATCTGGGATAGAGAGTTCGAACTGGCCATCTATGTAAATCTCAGCTACCTTATTCGTACCATCGAAGATGATGGAGCAACCAAAGTAAGTGGTCTTGTTCTGTGGATCATATGGGATAGAGTATAAGGATTCATACTCATCGGTACCAACATCATACTTATATACTTGGATGTCATTCTTGTAGCAGACCAGATAGACACCAGCCAGCTTCCCATTAATGATTGAGCGCGAGGCAGTATCTATTCGAAAGAGAAAGCCACCAAGCTCAGCAACAGTGAACTCCCTGATTTGGTCCTCATTAACTATGCCTGTGAAGGAGGGTTCGTCACTTGGCCCATCAGTCTCTTCATCCCAAGCAGGCCCATAGATTTCCCTAGAGCCAAAGTCAGCAACTAGCTTACCTAGGTAGAGACAGGTATTCTGGAATACGTACTCGTCAGCCTCAGGGATATCTGCAGACTCATTGGAGTTCTTGCCTGCGTAGACTACCAGGTCCGGATAGAGTTCATGGTGCAGAGTCCGGAAGTCCAAATGAATCAAGCCATAGTCATCATGGATATCAATCCGGAGTGCTTCAGTTGGAGAGACCATGTTAGCTGTTTCATCCAAGAAGAGAGTGGTCTCGGAGTAGAAGAAGCCAATCATCAGTGGCCAGGCTAGGGAATTCCCAATAGGAAACTCTACCTTGATACCGCCATCCATGCCAGTACCATAAGCAAAGCCATCAGGCAGGGTGTTCTTAATCTCTCTAGGAAAGATATCAGCCCGGTCTGCAACCCAGTCCCAGTTATATGTGGAGTCCACAAGAGAGAAGACTTCCTGGAACTCACCAAGAGTGCAGGTGCCAGAAGCTTCTGCAAGTTCCGCCCCCTTGAGAGCCAGGAGTTCCTGGGCTGCCCTAGTTGCATCATCTTGTGAGATGGTAGAGTTGACAAACCCAGCGGGGAAGCTGAGATACAGTTGGTTACTAGAGAATCCAGTCGGGCAGACCTTATAGAAGTAACCTTCCACAAAGAGACTGGAGTACACATTCGCGCAACTGGACGGAATTGGGTGGGAACCTGGAGACCAGATAGTTGTGTTCTTATCCTCAGGCCCAAAGGGCAAGACTTCGCTTGGCATGATGGTATCCTCAGGGAGTGGCAAGAACTATATCTGTGATGGTAAGAGTCTGGCCAGGGGTTAAAGCTATGATCGGATCAAAGAAGGTGAATCCACTTGGCCTAGAGGTCAGGGCTATCTGATAGAACCCACTGGTAGAAAAGCTGGGCTGCCTCATGGAGAAAGCATGGGCTGGATCACCAGAGTCAAAGAGCAGCCCATTAAGTACCATAGACCTGATCTGGCGAGTATACCAAAAGGTACCATTCCTATAGAAGGGGAAGAAGTCCTCCCCAGATAGGAGAGTCCCAAAGACAGCACTCAATGGCTTAGGACTCCAGGCTTGGCCAGAGGTAGCGTAACCCTCAAGCCCAGAAGTTGGATCACTGGCAAGAAGGATCTCCTGTGCAGTCATGATCAGTGGAGGGACCCCTACCGGAAGTAAGGTGAACTCCCCCTCCACTGGTTCATGGGCATCCCAGATATCACTCTGAGAGTTAAAGAGCTTCTGAGATGTGCGATGCATTTTAGTTACCCTCTCTCACTATCTTCAACACGTCTGCTAAGATCCATTAACTGATCTGTCAATCGATCACAGCGCTCTTTGTAGTCCTTAAGCTCTGAATCTAATCGCCTCATCCTCCAGATAAGAAATGCGATTAAGCAGAATGGAGCCAGTTGGGTTAGGGTATCACCCCAGGCTAGTGCATCTGCTGGAGCTAAAGCCACAGTCAGCCAGCCTAGGGCAATCGTTACAACTCCTGTTGCTTGGTCAAGTTTCTCGCTCATGAGTCTCTCCCCTACGTTATTACAAAAGTTACCTGCCATAAATCCTGATAGACCCAGCTGTGAAGTTTCCCCCGGTGCTGTTAAAGAAGCGCAAGGCATTTATTACCCCAACATTGGAAGTGATGAGGAAGTTGCGAATATCGCACGTCACTCTTCGGTCTATAGAGCCTAGATTAGCCGGAGTTATATTCAATGCGGCCCCAAGCCGCCCCACAGCGGGCGATCCGCGCCCTGGCGTTGCCTACCCTACTGGGTAACAGCTTGCAACGCTGCCAAGGCTTAACCACAGTTACAAACGGGCGTCCTAAGCCGCGATAACGGTTTGTGTATTAAATTGTCATAACGGGCCACATTGTAGTAAATAAACTTGAAGTTGAATGCGTGGTTGCTGGTGCAGGATCAGGCGGGGCGCCAGCCGTAGCAAAGTAAATGGCTCGAGTAGATGGCGGGGAAGCCGCGATGTTGAAACCAGAAGTTTGCGTTACAAGTCCGATAGCTAACAATGTCCCCGCTGTTACGTTTAGAGGGGCGCTTAGGGGTAAATTGTTAACTCCCTGTACCACACCCGTTACGGATGACCCAGATGCTAATAAAGCTCCAGGCTCATTAGAGGATGCATGTTTTGCGTAAATGGCAGGGTATACGACTGATGCTCCGTTGGCGGAGGTGGCTATAAATGAAAGACTATCTATAGTCCCATCCCTTTCTACTATTATGTACCTACCGCCAAAAAACCCAGAACTGAAGGAGGCAGTCACTGTCGGGTCTAACTCCTGGTTATTTGCATGGAAGATGTTTCCGCCGCCCCCTCCACCCGGAATCGTAACTGTAGCTACACCTGCAACATCAGTGACTGTGACCCCAGCTCCGACGAAGTTAATCTCATCCGTGGTTACAATTGGAGTCCCTTCATCATTTACTATTAAGTCAGTGGTATTCGTATCAGCATCAGTCACCGTAACAGTTGCAACCCCACCCACATCAGTTACGGTTACAGAAGCACCAACAAAGTTCACGGAGGCTGCAGTCACAACAGGAGTTCCCTCTTCCTCGAAGTCAATTCCGGAGATACCTCCTGGAATAGAAACCTCAACCTCGCCGGCAGCAGTCTGAGTTACTGTAACACCAGCGCCAACAAAGTCCATGACTACAACTGCGGCATCGATGGAAGTTCCCTCATCCTCTACATCTAGACTGCCACCGCCCCCACCGCCTGGGATAGTTACAGTGGCCACGCCAGACACATCCGTGACGGTAACACCTGCACCTACGAAGTTAATTGCATCAGCAGCGGTGAGGATTGGAGTACCTTCATCCTGTACCTCTGTCTCTATACCAGTGGCAATCATCTCCACAACAGAGAACACCATGTCCTCAAAGGTTACGTTGGTTGTGGTATCAGCAGCAGCATAGAGAGTAATGATATCCCCAGCAGAGAAGTCGTGGATACCATGAGCCACAATCTGGCGCCGATCGTTAGCTGTACCGACCCTGTTCCTCGGGGTTCTAGCCAAGCCAACAACACTATTCAGTGCAAACCTGAGGCCGATACTGGTAGCGTTAGTGGAGGTAGTAAAGGTACACCACACCGCAATCCTGTAAGTGCCAGTCCTGGCAATGGTAAGCTGGTTAGTTTGCTGAGTCACCCCATTGTTTACACCGTGTGGCACTGCATCAAAGATACCAGTTACCTGGACATAATCAGTAGGATCATGAAGGGTGGGATCACCGGCTGCTGTGATAGCAATTGTGGTTGCGTTATCAGTAACGTTCTGCTGACCACAGTGGAGATCCAGGATTGGCTGGTCTGCACCTGCTGGCCCAGTTGCCCCAGTATCCCCAGTATCCCCCTTAAGCAGAAGATCAGTGCCAACCCAATCAGTACTTTCATCCTTAGGGCCCCAGAGAGTTGAGGTGGTAGTATTAAGCCAGTAGTCTCCTACCTCTCCATCAGTGTCAACTGGGTCAACGATATCCGAGAAGATCTGGGAGCCACCAGGACCTGCCGCGCCAGTAGGTCCAGTGATATCAGCAAGGAAGTCTGCCTCAGTTCCGACATTCCCCTCATCAAGCCACACCTGGTAGGCAGAGTCACCATCAGCACCTGGATCACCCTTGTTACCTTTAGGGCCCTGGATGCCTTGTTGGCCTGCAGGACCAGCCGGACCCATGGCACCTACGCCATCTGGGCCAACTATGGAGACCGGAGGCTCTGGCCACAACCCAGCAGTCTTGGGACCGTAAAGATCATAAAGAGTGAAGTCAAGATAGAAATCACCGTTCTCTCCCTGCGCGGCGATAGGTGGGACAGTACCAGAAAGGAAGGCACCCCCACAATCACAGCCAGGATTATAAATTGTAGCTTCGCTCATGGTGCCTCCTTAGCCCCTATTAGATGGAAGGAAAAGTAGCTATCAGAAAGAAAGGGAAGTGCCCTGAACCAGCGTTGGTTACATAGTTTCCATCCACAACTGGTACTGTATTATCTGCTTTGGTAGCAGACCCGTTCACAGTGAAAGAGTTCCAGAGGGTAGCTACAAAGTTAGAGTTCCTACCAATGCGGCAAGGGTCAGTGCCAGCTCCGTCTATTCGCAGTACTCCAAATAGCCAGGCCTGGGTAGTTCCTGTCTGCCTGCGACAAGGCACGGGAGAGTCAAACTCAAAGAAGAGAGCTTCCCCATCATTTGTGCCTACTGGGGGCGCAAGTACCTGGCTCTCATAGACCTCGTGAACTAAGTCGGAGGACCTAGTGACACGGAAAGCTACAGCTTTATATTGCTCAGAGTCACCAGCAAGCGCAGCGAAAGGGACAACCAAGCCAAGCACATCCAAGTCTGCCCTAGCAAATACCTCATTACCTCGGAAGGCAAAGGCTGCGTCAGCATAGTCATTAGGAGCTAGTTGGGTAGGAGAAGGAAGGAGGGAGAAGCCGCCACCCCCGCCACCCCCAGTTGCTGAGACAATCGGGTTAGCTGGATCAGTATCATCAACAGCTATGCCAGTACCAGCAACCACAGAAAGTACCAAGCCGTCTGCACCGTCAGTGCCATTGGTACCATTAGTTCCAGGATCTCCTTGAATACCCTGCTCCCCAGTCTCACCTTGCTCACCTTGCTCCCCCTGGGGTCCAATCAACGTAGCTAACCACTGTGCCTCACTGCCAAGAAAGCCTTCATCAACTGCGATCTCATAAGCAGACTTACCCGGAAGTCCGTCAACTGTGGGGAACCAAGTGGATGCCGTAGGTAATTCTGCCATTTTGCCCACCTCTTAAATTAAGTTACTGGAAGGTCGTCAATATAAGACATCTTCAGCAGGGAGTATTGCTCACCTACTAGTTGAGTCATCTCTGCAGTCTGCTGGTCCATACCTATGCTCTTAAAGATTACCCTGGCAGCCTCATAGATAATTGCCCATGGCATCTCAGAAGCAATCCAGGAGCAGAAGGCACCTTCAGGAAGTAAGGTCGGGTGGAGGTAGGCACCAAAGAGCAAGTACTGGGATGCAGTAGCAAGCCTCACTTGGAGTAGCTGGCCAGCCTGGTAAAAGACATCTGTCTTAATTGACTTGTACGAATCCAGCGAGTTCTCAATCTGAATAGGCACAAGGAACTTACCAGGGAATCCATTGATTGAACCATCAGTCTCCCAGATTCGGAGGTACTTAGCCTTCCTGAAAGTAGGGAAGATATCCGTTGGCAGGAAGTTCTGCACGTAGGCAGGTGTCACGAAAGTAATGGACTGCTCATAGATATCCTTATAGTAGAAGTCACTATGGTGCGCCTTAAGTGTGGCTGCCCTGACTGCGGATTCCGTCCTCTCTACTAGGTCAGGCCTCCGAGTAAGGAGCATTACTTCTGATACAAGCTCTTGGAAAGTCATGGGATTCTCCACACAAAATCTGGGCAAATAAAAAGGGGAGCCATCTCTAGCGTCCCCTTTTTGTTCTTATGTTACTTCTTATCTTGGCCGCCACCCTCACCCTTCAGCTTCTCAAGTGCGCTTAGGGCGGGCGACTTTGTCGACGCACTGCTTGCATCCTTTGGGGTAGGATCTGCATCCTCCCGAGCTACCTTCTCAGCAAGCTGGTTACCTTGCAGAACATTCGAGGAAGTGTTCATTGCACCGATGTCCTGGCCAGTAGGAGCAACGTAACTACCTGCATCGGTAACCTTCGCTTGCTCTTCCAGGAACTCTTTGTAAAACTTCTTACGCAGAACTGCCATGGGGGTGGCAGCTTCTGTATCAATGTCTGGCTCCTTAGGGTCGATGTAAACACCCTGTTCGCCGTGCTGTGCCAGGAGCATGAGGAGAGTAATCTCCTTCTCCTTAGTTGTGAAGTACCGACCTGAATTAAAGTTGAATCGCATACCCTTGCGAACTACTGCGACAGAGCCTTTGCGATTCTTGAAGAGGGGAACAGTTGCCATGAGAGAGTATCCTGTACTGGGAGAAAAAGAAGGAGAGGGAAAACCCCCCTCCCTTTCGCGCTAGTTGCGTTAGATGGAGCCAAGAGGGTGTGGCTTGCTCGCAAGCTCGCCAACAACCCAATCAGGACTCAGCAGCAGCGGCAGTGAAGCCAGTGATAACTGCGTTGGCTGGAGGATTGCGAACTTCCACAGTCATCTCAGTCAACAGCGAGCCACCAACAGCATCAATGCCGTTATCTACTGCCTGGCCGGTCATGTTGAATTCCTTGTTGGAAGTCTTACGATCTCCCAAGTAGGCCAGGTGGAAGGTGCTGAGATCCACTGCAACTGCCATGGATGCCCAGTCTGGGTTCGTATTAAAGAGCGGGTGCTCGATCATACGGAAGGTGCCACGGCTGATCTTGAAGGTGGAGAACTGCAGGCCGAAGGAAGTCTGGCCATCCACAATCTGATACTCACCGGAGAGTCGACCGATGTGATTGATTACCTTGCGGGTAGTACCACCAACGAACAGAACACGCTCGTTCGCAATCTTCGGATCAGTTGCCTGGTTGAAGACTGGATCCAGCATATCTTCCAACTCACTGTAATCAGTGGTGGAACCAGCAGGGAACACGTTCGGTACGCTGAAGCTCGGTGGGTAGTAGGCCAGGTTGCTCACGATGTTGATCAAGCCATCCATGGTACGGAAAGGCTGGCCATTGCGGAAGCCTTGCGACTTCTGGCCGAAGAACAGTGCCTTCTCGATATCAGCAGCGTGGAAAGCAGCGCAGTCCTGGCGGTTCTCAGCTACGTTGGTATCACCAACGATAACTTGTGTGGCTTGTGCCGAACCCGAAATCGCCCAGGTATTCCGGAAGATCTGAGTAAGGTTGGTCACGCGAACCGGGTTGATGCTGAGAGCCTGAGGACGAAGACTGGATTCCTCGTAGGCGTTACCTACCTGATAAGCCTCAACGTTATCCGAAGCAATCAGGATGGCAGCAGCAGCTACCGAACCGATCGAACGAGTAACGGTGATCTGGGTAGCAGAATCAACCGAGTTGATGATGACGTTCTCGCCACCATCTTCCAGGCGGTGAATCTGGCCAGGGAGAAGGTTGGCAGTACTGGCTACCGTAATCACAGTGTCAGTGTCAGCCACGTTGGCAGTGATGGTGAATGCTGGGAACACCATGGTCTTGGTGAAGAAGCCATGCTCAACTTGCAGAGCAGTGGCAGACGCCAGCATCGAGGTCAGTACGAAGAGCGGGGCAGTACCATTCGGCATCAGCCGAGTAAGCATGCCTGCGTAACTTTTCTTCGCCTCGTCGGTGATGAAGTCATTGGTGGTAAAGATACCAGTAGTCATAATTGCGATCTCCTGAGATGGGGAAAGTATTAGCTAGCAGCCATAATGCCAGCAGCAATGAGAGCAGCGAGAAGAGCGTCGTACTCTGCTGCAGTTGGGTTAGCCCCGGCTGCGTCCGGTTGGAAAGCTGCCTGCATAACGGTGCCTTCCACAGTTTCAGTAGCCTCGGGAACAGAAGCAGCAGCAGTAGCTTCCAAGTCCAGCATCACTGGGAGCCCGCGGCCTTCAGCATCGTCGTCGACGGGGATTGCTTCTACCAGATAAGTAGTCATGATTGCATTACCTCATATCATTCCAAAAAGTTACTAAAGTCAAACTCTTTCGAGGCGCCTTTAGCTACGGGTTCATCCTTCTTGCCAGCAGCTACATTTGCGAAAGTGGCAAGATACTCTTGAGCCATTTTGGTGAGTTCCGAAGAGCTAGCGTTAGGATGCTTCTGTGCAAACTGAGCTTCCATTGCCTTAACTAGCGGCTCTGCGGCAGGGTGAGATAACGCGGGATTGGTCTCTCTAAGTGAGCTTGAAACATTCAACTTCTTCGCTTCCTGTGCGATACGAGCATCCAGTGTATTGTTTGCCTGAGTCATGGCACCCTCTACCAGCTTGGCAGAAGCGAGCATGGATTGGGCGAAGGTTTGTTGAGCAACGCTATTCATGGCAGACGCGAATGCCTTAGTTGCATCATCACCACCAGCTTGGATGGCAGCAAGTTGTTCCGGTGTAACTGAGCCAGCGAAGTTAATCTTGGAGACTTCTTCTTGAATCTTTGCCGGGTCAATCTGGAACATCTTACTGGGGTCAAAGTTTGCCGGGACCGGATCACCCTCTTTAGGTGCAGCCCACAACTCATTGAACTTGTCCAGCGGATTGGCTTCAGGCTTGGCAGCCTCAGCTAATTTAGCGTCCAAGTTCTCTTTGTTGGTATTCTCAGCTACTTGCAGTGGCTGGGTTGGCTTAGCGCTGCGAAACATATCCATAATGCTCATTGGTTATTACCTTCTTGAGATTCCAGGGAAGAAGCCCTAACAGCATCGTGCAAAGAAAGGAGGTACTTGCAGATACTGATCTGGCCTTGGAGATAAGACCTTCTCTTAATTGACTTGATATCCGTATCATCCTCATCTAGCGGCAAGTTAAGGAACTCCTCAGCAGCCGCCGCTAGTTGATTTTGAATCCCTGCAATCTGCGCCTTGTTGTAAGTATAAGCTGCCCTGTATTCAACCTCAGTCAACTCATACGAGATAAAGCTTGAGAATTTAGCGAGTTCCACTTGGAGCTCCTTGCTGGCCTTGAGCCTGCTGTGGGTTCTGAATTGCTGATACCTTCTCACCAATGCTAGCCAGAATTGACTTATCTTCTAGCATCGGATTACCTGGAGAGGAGAGAGGCTTTTGCGGGTTGTAACCAAACTGCTCAGGAGTTGGCATTGGGTTAGTCTCTACCAGTTCCTTCAGAGCTTCTGGGGTCATTGGTGGCTCAGTCTCTTTAGCTGCCTCAGCAATCATCATAGCTGACTGTTGCCAAGTACCCAGAGCTTGCTCATAAGCCAGTTGCTCAGGAGACTTCTCAAAGGGTTGCAGCTTAGCGCCACGAGCCTTCATGAGATAACTGAACATTGGGGCTAGGTTATATGCCTGAGCTAGTTGCGGTACCGCTGCAATAGTCTGCATCGCCATGGCAAGTGACTCACCATCTATGAGCTTCTCCGAAGGCATGAGACCATCACTTACCTTGAAGACCAAGTTCGCTTTCCTCAGCGAGACTGGGTCAACAACTACTGACTCCTGAATCTCCCTGTTAAAGAGACTAACACCCCCCTGATACTGGAGGATGTTTATCTTCACGATCTCTTTAAGTGGGGTCCAGAAAGTACCTTCCGTAGAGAGCGCTACTGCTTGATCCCTGCCATTTGCATTCCCCATGATCTCCTGGAACTCTGTCCTTGTCTTGTTCCCCTTGACAAACTGCCCTTGCCTGGCTGGGTTAAGCCCAGAGATCTGGTTAGCAAGGTTCCCGTAGAATTGAATCTCTGCGGAGTTTATCTGGAACTGATCATCCCTGAATGGGAAAGCATACACTGCCTTAGACAAGTCATCCTGGTAAGCAGAAGGCCTTACTGGAATCTTGGCAGATGGAGAGTCATTGTTTAGGGCGCCAGCACTAACTCGACTAGGATCAAATAACATCCTGTCAGATATAGCACGCCGCCGGCTAGCAATAGAAGAGTTTGCCAGAGCAGTCGTGATATCTTGAATCGGGACAATGTTCTGAGCAAACGACTTAGTCTGGTATCCAAGGCCGTCATCCAATGGTTGGTAAAACAGTATCGGGAGCAAGTCATGAGCATTGGTCATCTGCTCTGCGTAGATTACAACCTGCTCGTTAACAATGATGAACTTCCAAACTTGTGGAGTGTTCTGACCTGGGATCCCGGACATGCCGAAGTCGCTAGGGAGAATTCTACCATACAGAGTGGTTACCTGGTACATGTCCTTGTAACGAATGTTGCTGTTCTCCCCAGCCAAGCCAGCCCATGCTAGCCAATTGGTTGTAGCTTGGGTAGTCAGGTCAAGTAAAGCCTCAGGATTCAGGAAGGGCAGGTAGTAACCTGGGGTGCCATCACTACCGTAAGCAATCGGAGAGACTGAACCAGCCTCAAATGCCTGAGTCACGTTGGTCTTAACTGGCAGGGAGGCAATAAACTTCTTCAGACGGATACGACTCATGAGCTCAATGTAACCAGCGAACTCGCCAAACTCAGCCACCATGCCAGCAGGGACTCTAGTATCCCAGAAAGTATTGTACATATCCAGGTGCTTGAGCTTATTCCCTTCCCAGATTACCTGGTTCTGAGTGCCTTCTTTCCCTCGGGTTACATCAGTGCCCAGAGCATAACTTACTTCCCGGGTCCAATCCACCTCTACAGCACCGAGATTGTACTTGAATCCATCTCGCATTGTCTTCATAAGTTCCGAGACCCAGCGGCCACGAACCTGCTGCTCACCAATAATGGTGTCCATCATCATGGCTTCATCCATGTACTCTGGCAGAGATACTGCACCAAAGATAGGATAGCCAGTGAGGAAGACAGATTGCTGGTAAGTCACTGCTGACTCAACCTGTGGCATAACTATTGGGACTGTGATGTTCTGGAACTTAGTGGAATCTCCACGGCGATTAGCTAGCTTAGCCTTTGCTTGTTCCTCTGTGCAGTCTTGCTCCCTCATATATGCCAGGTCAATCCGCTTAAGTTGCGAACGGATATTCCACTGCTGATTCAGAAGAGAGTAAGCTTGCTTCGAGAACTGGAGAATTGCTTCCTGAGTTCTTTCAGAAGGCTTATATGCGGGAAGTGCCATCAGGGATTACCTCTATCAGAATGGGGAGTTATCTTGGTCAGTGTAGCTTTCTCTGGACATGGCCTCAAACTCTTGCCTGCCCTCGATGGTATTAATTGCTATGAGATCAGCGAACTCCTCAATTACCCTAGGGGCATAAGTAAAGAGGTCGAGGATACCATCCACGTTGCTTGTCTTCAGCGGGTTAAATCCTTGTATCTGCGAGTGGAACTGAGACTTGCAAGTTGGGTGGCAACGAATCTCGCCAGCTGTGTAACCCTTAAACATGGTAAGGATCCTAGAGTTCTTGGATAGCTTACCTGAGTAGATGTCAATGAAGGTGATACCAATAATCCCCATCTGCCTGCATATCTCCTCAGACCAGAACTTCAGGGTGTATTGGTATGAGTTAGCTTCAATTACCACAAGGGCGCAGTTCCACTTAGCACAGAGCTTAATCGCTTCCTTGATGGTATCAGCAGGAGAGAATCTACCCTCTACTAACTCACGAGCGCAGGGTTCACCTTCATGGATCTCAAAGTAACCAAGCGAGACAGCATCCGCATTCACCTTATCAGTAGCAGGGTCGATGATTATGTAGTTGCCTGCATGAACATCGTCATCAAGGTAAGGATACTCAGGCACCCTAGAAATATCAACCAAGTTATTAAGAGACGCATTCTCATCATTAAGTACCTCAGCGTGGAAGATTTCAGGATGCCCAGACTCTAAGTCCCGCCGATACTCAATCATAAGCTGCTCAATTGGCTGAAGCTGCTCCCACAAGGAAGTGCCATCTGCCAAGATACCGCCAGCAATGAACTTGGTCCAGTATTTATTCCCCTTGAGCTTCTTAAGGATGGAATGGGGTGTAGGATACATATTGGCGATGAAGAGGTTCATACAACCTTTGGGAGACTTAGCTTTAAGTGCCGTACCAAGTAGCCACTTGTAAAGCTTATCAGAAACCTCAAGAGAATCTGCATCTTCCCTACTTTGTACGTCATCAAATATCATCACATCTGGGCGCTGGTTCTTAAGGTTAAGTCCTCGAACCGAGCCACCTGCACCAAGTGCTGCAACTATGATGTTCCTGCCACGAAAACCAAACTTCTTAGTTGAGTTTGTGTCCTTCTCTACCCCAAGCCTCCAATCTCCGAAGACTGTCTTGATATTAAGTTCATCCAGCATATCAAAGACGTCTGAGATTATGTTCTCTGCCTTGGTTGCAGTCTCAGCCATGACCAGAATGAACTGGCGATTTGTGAAGAGTATGACATATAGGACAAAGAGCTTAATTACTGTAGACTTACCAAAACCCCGGGGGAGTCCCAGGGCCAAATTAGAGAAATCCCTCTCCTTACCCACTGTCTCAAGCAGCCAAGCCCACACAGCCTTAAATACTGGGGGCCAGGCATACTCAAATACCTCCGGCATAGCTAAGGCAGCCATGAAGTCTGGGTCAACCTTAGCAAGACTGGCAACTTCCTCTAAGTCAAAGCTGGCATCGAAGAGTTCAGTCATGGGATTTAACCTCTTTGACTACTTCTCTCGTGACAGTCAGACTAAAGAAAGTCTTTGAGTTCAATTGGTTCAGGATCTGCTCTTTCAACGAGTTTGCTCGCTGCAAGTCTTGCTGATAGAGCTTCTGAGTCACTTCCGAGCTGGAGTCTTTTGGATGGGTCATCTTCTTTATTCCC